TTGCTTTACTAGCTTAGAAGGAAATAAAAACTTTTCATGTAGAAGTCTTCTGCCTATAAAGTTTGCATATGTAATATTATTTTCATTAACAAATAACGATTCTATGATGTTTGGATTGCCATCAGCAGCAAGACGAACAAAGTTTTTCAGTTCATATAGTTTGCTATCGATTGCGTCTTTATCATTCTTTCCGTCTGCTGTCTTAGAAACAACATTGCAGTTTACTTCCTTAATAGTTTTCATGCCAAGGTAGTATTCTTTTGGAGCCACAAAGAGTCCCATGAAATCCTCATCAGATTCAGGAACATTCGTACCATATAAATGTGACCCCGTTCTTATAACCAGAATCTTATTTTGTTCTGCCATTTCTCTTTCAGTCATAGTTTATCCTCAATATAAATAGTATCATGAAATGTCAAATATGTCAAGAAAAATTCCAAACCAAACATCATATTCAAAGTAAAGTATTTGAAGGAAAAAATATTATAAGTAATATTGCTTACTTATGTGCTTCGTGTCACTTTAAAGTTCACCATTCAGGAGAGATCGTCATTGAAGGAAATTTTCTTACTTCAACTGGATATCAATTGATCTGGCATCTAAAAGGTGAACCTTCTATTACAGGATTTGAGCCTGAAGTACATATATGGTAGATGTCATAATAATTTTAAGTGTCCGGTTATTTCATCTATGAGATGACTTTGAGCAGGTCCAATAGCACAACAAGTTTTAGTTGGAACACCATTGAATTCTGTGGTTCCGTTGTCGGTAATAAGAATACATGGAAGTTTACGCAGGTTTGCTTCTGCATATAACTTTTCAAGTTCTTCTTCCGAATCACAACCTACACAAATTTTGGTGAATGACTGTTCAAACCATTCTTTTGTATCTTCGTCTCCCCAAAAAACGAATCGTATTTCACCAGTTTCTGTAAAGTTCCATACCATAGTCTGAGTAAATACTCCAAGGGAAGCATGACAAGCTTGCGCTATCATTTTCCCCTTCCTCATATTCAGATCAGTACGCATTACTATTACTTGTTTGGTCACACGACCTCCATATTTTGAATATTTATTTTTACAATTTTTACTTCTAAATAATCATAAACCTTATACGATGTTCCTTTCCAAATAGAACCTTCAACCGAATATTGTAGTTTCATTTTAGCAGCAACTGTTCCTGCATTTGCAATATCAGTAAACATCATGATATAAGGTAAATACCCAACACCATCGATAAAAGTATTAAACATTTTCCATTGTATAATATCAGGTGCTTTTCTATGTATAAATGAAATGCCATATACAATTTGTTTGATGTTGGGTATATCTTCGTATGTCATTTGATTTCCTTATACTTGTTCAGTATGATGTTGTTGATGAAGTTGTCGATTGCTTCTTTTGTTTTGTGAGTCTTGACAAAAGCTTCAATCTCTACCTTCTTTCCTTTTGTTGCTGTGTCTATAGCTTCGCACACTTTCTTGAAAATGTCAAGCTGTATTTCAGAAAGAGGCGCATCACAATTACATGCCTGGATATATTCTTCTCTCAGGTGTCTAGGAATTCTACGGATGAACCTGATTTTTTTTATATCCTTCATGGCAGAAAGATAATGAATTTTCATATGATGTTTGAACACAACCTTAGAAAGTTCCATGATGTGAGTCGAGAAACGATGACGTTCAAAGAAAGCATCAAGAACTTCTATGTGGCATTCATGCATGACATGAGAAGGAGGGTTTGGAGATTCAATCTTCCCAAGGTCATGAACCAGTGCAGCAATCGCTACATCGTAGCTGTAGCCATTTTTCTTAGCAGTATCGAAGGATTCCATCAGATGTGCAAATACAGACCCTTCTGGATGAAATTCGGGCTTTCCAGCAAGCATTGTAGTTGCTTTGTCCAGTTCTTGAAAGTGAACAGCAAGTCCTTCCAGAGACTTCAGATAATTAAAAAATACAGAAGGAGTTTCAGATTGCTCGTAAGTTTTATGAAGTTCGAGTTCAATCCTTTCCATAGTAATATCTTTCAACCGATGAATGTTATCCAGCATAAGCTGTAAAGTTTCAGGATGAATGATAAATTCAGGATGTTTAGCTTTGAATCTACAAATTCTAAGAAGTCTTAAAGGATCGTCAACAAAAGCTTCTTTGTTAACACAACGTATAATTCTATTCTTAATATCTTCTATACCATTATAAGGATCAATATATTTGCCTGTAGAAAAACATTTAGCAATTGAGTTCGCAGTTATATCCCTGCGTCCTAAATCTATTTCTACAGGAACACCAGTAACACATTCAAATGATTGATAAGTATTTCCGTTACAGATTTCCGATCTTGATAACGCTATTTCCGAACCATCTGTATTAAGATATACAGGAAATGATTTACCAACTTTTTGTAATTCAGGAAAAGCTTTTTCGAATTTGTGTTGATTTGCAATGCAACAATAGTCTATATCATTAGCTTCTATTCCTAGAATTTCATCTCGGAGAAAACCACCAACAATATAAAGAGGAAATATTTTTGATATTCTATTTAACATAAATACACGATATCATACTTCAAGATCAAAGTCAAGAAAAAATTGAAAGTATAAATAGAATTGAACAAGTAATCTGGATGTTGGAGCATACCAGAAACAGGAAGGAGAATTCTCCTGCTGTCCTTGTCATATCTATTTATAGGAGAACTACTCGGTGGGATTGAATAATAAACGATATACAACACAAGAATGGATTCAAAAAGCAAAATTGATACATGGTGATAAATATGATTATTCTAAGTCTATATACACAAAAGCATTAATTAAACTTATTATAATATGTCCTGTTCATGGAGAATTTTATCAAACTGCAAGTAGTCATATCAATAATAAATCAGGATGTTCTCGATGTTTTTATGATAATAACCCACACAATAATCTAAAAAGAAGACCATTAGAACAATTCATAAAAGATTGTAATATTATACACAACAACAAATATGATTATTCAAAAACTATTTATATCAATAGTAATAAATATGTTACTATAATATGTCCCGATCATGGAGATTTTCAGCAATTTCCCTACAACCACCGTAATATGAAACAGTCTTGTCCTAAATGTGCAGATAAAATTAGAGGATTATCTAAAAGAAAAACATCAAGTGATAATTTTATATCCAAAGCATCCTATATACACAATAATAAATATGATTATTCAAAAGTAAATTATAATGATTGCCGTTCTAAAATTATAATAATTTGCCCTAGACATGGAGAATTTACCCAATCTCCAGCAAGTCATTTAGTAGGATGTGGATGTACTGTATGTGCATTAGAAAATGCTAGAAACAAAACTAGAAAAACATTAGAACAATTTATAAAAGAGGCCAATCATATACACAACAATTTATATAATTATTCAAAAACAAATTATAAGTCTGTAGAACACAAAATTGATATTATTTGTTTTGAGCATGGAATATTTAAACAAACACCACATATGCATTTAATAGGACAAGGATGCCCTAAATGTAGAAAGTCTTTTGGACATAACAATATCAGAAAATATTTAATAACAAAAAATATTTATCATGTAGAAGAATATTGGTTTGATAATTGTAGAAATTCTAAAACTAAAAGACCTTTATATTTTGATTTTTATTTGGTAGATTTGAAAATTTGTATTGAATTTGATGGAAGACAACACTATATTCCATGTAGTTTTGGATCAGATCAAACACTCGAAACCAAAACTAAAAATTTACAAGCCCTTCAATTTAGAGATAAAATCAAAACTGATTATTGTGAAATGAATGGTATAAATCTCATACGAATTCCTTATACAGAATTTAATAATATAGAACAAATTTTAAATTCTGTTATACTTTGAATCCATAATGAGTTCTAGCAATTTCTGAATTAACCCCAAGGTCTATGATAACAGGATGTCCTTTATACAATCCCCAATTAGCAAGTCGTTGTAAATCTCCTGCCATGATATCAAAGTCACCCATTATACGTTCAACATCATAAAACAGTTCACTTTCTCTAATCTTTTCTATCTCCTTCTCATCACTAACATGACCTTCCCAATTTATTTCAAAGTATTTACCTTTTCTACCTTCTCTTGTTTGTTCACAATCTCTGACCATATATCCAAAATCTTCGAAAGAAAATCCTTCTATAGATTTGAAAACAGAAGCTTTTAATTTCTCTGCTTTTTCTAAATGAATCCATGTTGGTTGATCGTGTTCTTCATCATAATCAATCAACGGACAAGTAATGTCAGGATTCATTCGATACATTCCCCAATCAGCTTCCTTTCCATTTTGAGCAAGACCTTTTGCATTCTTAGCTATCTTTAACACAGTAGGTCTTCCTTCAAACGGAATCTCGAATACAACTCTAGATGATCCTGATCCTATTTTCTTTGCACGTTCCATTGCATATGCAAGTTGTTTCTTATAGGAAGTATCAAATACTTGTCGATCCCAATCTTCAGGAGGAGGAGTCTCTATTAAAAATTTCTTAAACGGTTTCATGATGGTTCCTTCATATCTTCTATAAATTGTATTACCTTTGAATTCTTTACAAGACGGTCATAAATTTCTTTTTTAATGTTATAGAATCCTACTCTGTTTGCTTTTCTTGCAATAGGATATTGTAACAAAAAATTATCTGTCGAAAGCAATTCATACATAGTAGACTTATTATAAACATATCCTTTCATAACTTGTTCAAAAAGTTCATTAGCTAAAATAGGATTACACACAGCAATTACATATTTTCTTTTATCTGTTTCTGCTAATTCTGTTCTGTCAATTAAGAATACTGTAAACTGTTTCGTATTTACTTTTGATACTTCAGGACTTTCTATAGCAATATCTAAATGCAATTCAGGATATCGTTTATTCATTTTTGCTATCAATGCTTTGAATTCTAATCCATGATGTTGTTTTTCTTTACTTTGATGAACACAAAACCATTCATGAACCATTTCATGAACTAATATATTTCTAAATTTTTCATATTCTAATTTATATCTCGAAGATACATAAATTTTGTTTGGAGTCTGTATTCTATCTATTGATGCATAACCATTTTTCATTACTGGAATATTCTTATAGAAAGATAAAAAGGTTCCGCATGGTATAATGTCTTTATACTCAACAGGAATTTTTGGAAGCTCTCCACTGAAATATTGTTTATTGAAATTATCAAACTCGATATTTAGATTGAATTTATCTTCTTTCAAATATTCTCCAAACGATTTCATCAATTCCACTCCGTAGGAAGATCGAACATTTCTATTTCATCTTTAGGATTCACTACTTTCTTTTCAGCGATCTTTGCCATATTGAATAATGTAATCATAGTTTCATGCCAACCAAAAGCATTATCTGTTGTAAGATAATCTACACCTTGTCTTACAAGAAAAGTTCTTAATGCAGCAGTATCAGTATTCTTTATAGCATCGTTATTGATAATAACATTGATAAAGATATAAGCTTTAACTTCTCCATGTTCAACCCATTTGTTTAGTCTTCCTAATACTTCTGCTTGCTTAGATCGTATCACGTAATCTTTGCACCAGATTAAAGCTTTGTCTATAGGAATGCTTGTATCTTTTGCATCATTTCCTTTTGCTATAGTTATGAGGTAAAGTCTTCTACTACCCTTGGCATATTTCTGTGCTGTTTGATAATGACTTGTTAAATATAAACCAGGACCGAATTCCCACCGTCCTTTCTTATGTGAAATAGTTTCGTCATATGCATTATCCAAACGTCCACCATGCCACAAAGAAATAGTACCAGGAGTAGTAGAAGGAGCTATGATTACTTCTTTCAAATATTCTCCAAATGGTTTCATTTTACTTCCTTTAGATTTGTTTTTAATAATGGATGATTGTCTACCCATTCTTTAACATCCAGTTTTTTATACAAGGTATCATATTTATCTGAACCAGCTTTGAATATCAAAGCATCTAACATCTTACGAGTAGGTTCTTTATCAGGATTCAAAGGATTTTCATGAGAGACTAAATCGTTTTTATCAAGAAGTTTTCCGATTGCATTTTTTACTTTCTTGATTCTAGCATGTGCTTTAGATTCGTCTGCTTTACTTTCTACATTTTTATATGTAACCAGGAAAATCATGGTTGCTATTCTAGCATCAACATCAGACAAATTCAAATTAGAATATTGTTGTTTGATATGAATCATTTGTTTAGCTAAAGTTTCTGCTGCTATTTCACTATCGATATTTGAAATAGCTTCTGCTGCTTCAGAACCTTTTGGTTGTACTCCATGAAGCAACAAAGCAAATGGTCCGTCTTGATCATATGCCGGTGAATCATCTTCTTCACAAATAGGCAGTCCATCTATCTTATGACGAATTCCTTCACTGTCTTTCCAGTATTGTTGGACAGGCTTACCATTTTTATCTTCCATCAAAGTCGAATGGTCTGCTGAAGTATAAGGATAATTGTCTGCTTCTTCTCTGGAGAAACAAACTCTAGCAAAAGTAAATTCATGTTCTTTGATAAGATCATCTTTCGATCCACCATAAGAAGCATTCAGTTTAAAGTTTGGAGGAATGATTCCTGCTTCATCAGCTTTTACCCAATACGGAATTGACTTTGTATAAGCATAGAAAGTAATGTCAGGAAAGTATGCAGCAGCTTTCATCCAGGCATTGAAATACTCTTGAGAATAAAAGTCTCCTGAAACATGTACTCTGATAATAGCTCTAGCAGAATGAACTTTGCCACCTGTAGTTAAACTTTTCTTATGAACCTTTTTACCAATGCTTGTGATATATTGTTCATTAGATGCTATTGTTTTTACTAACAAATCTTCTATATGCTTTTCATCATGAAAAGTATGAGAAGCGGCATTAATGATATCACCAAATTTAGATTCATCTCCTCTTAATTCCTTATCCAATTCATCGTCACCGACAACATTTATATTCAATGGATTCTTTTTTCTGATATCTCCGATATCTTTATCAGGATGAATGCCTGTTAACTTTTCCATGTTACGATTTCTCATTGCTCTTGCGTCTGCATAAATTGCTTCATTGGATGCAGCAAAGCATCTGAATTTGCAGAGAGGACCATCAACTACAACACCAACATCATTTCCTTTATATTTGACACCAGATGCCGTTGTGCGTGATCTGCATTCAGTAGCATAGGGACAAGTATACCCTGCCGGTAAACTAAAGCTAGGATGCAGAACCTTGGCTGTAAGATACTCTCCTGTGATAGGATCGATGCTTGAACCTTGAGGCCCACTCAATTCCAAAGTATATTCCTTGGTAGCTTTCTTGATATCTAGTTTCATATCTTCGATTTGCTTTTTGAGATCGTTGTATTCTTTGGGATCGTTTTTCTTATTGATTTGTGACAATTCTGCTTGAAGAGAAGCGAGTTTGTTTTCATCATCGATGATAATATCATATGTTACTTTTTCGTTCATAATCAAATAAGTTTTAAATTTAAGCATGAGGTTTCACCTTTAGAAGTTTTTTAAGAAGTCTAGAAAACTGATCTTCAGTTGTATCTTTATACTTATCCTGGAAATATATCAATGCAGAAGTTAGATTGTATTTGGATGGATCGGCAAGAGCATCTTTGAATTGTTCAATGAAAGGTAGATCATTGAACATTGAATTGAATATCTTTTCTTCTTTCTCTTCTTCGTTTTCATAATAGTCTTTTTCTTTATGGAATAAATCATGTACAACTTTGTCTTCTATTTTCAACATAAGCTCTCCACCAGCATCTTTATCGATGGTAGTATATTCAACGAGCTTGTTGTAATAAAGATCATTCAGTTCAGATATATCAGCGAAAGATAACCAGTTATCTCCTTCAGATACATTGTTGAATCTACAGAGGATAGGATCGACAAAATAAGAATCCCAATCAATATCTCCTACAAACATTCCATAAAAATTTTGGTTTTCGTTTACGTCTGGATGATCAATAGCATATGAAAATTCACAGATCAAGTGGGAAAAGTCTGGTGTAAAATTGACTTTGTTCTTTGTTACTGAATATTTGATCATAGGTATACCTTTTATAAATGGTTTCTTTTATTTATAAAAAAAGATCAGCAACGAATTGCCGATCTTTTGATAACCTATCGTTGATCTTTGAAGATGTTGTAAGCCATTTGAATATAGTGAGCAGCTTTGAAAAAGTCTAGATGCTCTTGTCCAGGTCTTTGATTCTTTCCGTAACGTGCTAGGTACTTCTTTACTTGAGTTAAACAATCCTCTACGGTGTATTCAGTAACTTGATCTTCACCTTTATCGCCATATTGAGTAACCGTATATACTTCAATATGTTGCAGTACTTCGTCTGCAAACTGTGACCATTCTTCCCCTCTTGTACTCATGTCTTCCCCCTTTTATTTTTCTAGAACTTCTCGTTCTAGTTTAAGATTGCGATTGATTGCTGCTTCTTCAGTAAACTTTTCTGGATATCTTGCTCTAAGTTTGGCAATGTTGGTAGTTAATATTTCTTCAAAAGTAGTTTCAAGAGCATCAATACCAATCGCAGAATACCAGTCTGAATCTCCTATCTCTTCTTGAAGATTTACTATGTCTAATTTTTTTCCGTAAAATATATGTTTCTTCAACATATCAACAAATTCTGCCGCTTCTGTACAAAGGCCCATGCCCACATGAAGAAGTCTAATAGTTCTAGTATCGGTTAGTCTTTCGATCAATTCTGGTGTTATAGGAGCTTCTGTTTGTAAAGCATTTTTTACATAATTCTCTGAAGTAATTTTTTCGATCATTTGAATTTTTCCTTATTTTTACGTTTGGTTTCTAGCCCCTTCATTATTGATTCTTTAGAATGATGTTTTCCATACATCCCATTCTTTTCACCTTTATGTCCACATTTACTTTTATGTTCTTCTGTTAATTGTCTGCCTTTAAGAGATTCAGATATGTTATTGATAGATTCCTTAGAATGATGTTTTCCATACATCCCATTTTGTTTACCGGCACATGAATTAGAAATTTTATTTTTAATTTCTAATGACTTTTTTGTTCCGTGTATATCTTCATATGTTTTATCTTTCAATCGAGCCGACAATATTACTTTTGTTTCTTCTGATATTATACGACCTGACATTTTTTGTATACTTTCTAAAGAATGATGTTGCCCGTAAAAATGATTTTTTTCTCCTGTTTGTGATTCACTATAAATTTCTTTTAACCATGCATATTTTTTACTTCCATATTGTTTATTATTTGACATCATTTGTACTGCATAAATAAGTTTTTTGCTTGTTGGATATATTTTAATTAAAAGTTGATGTGCAACAAAATGTTCTCTAGCAGTAAGTTTAACTAAATTTTCTTTTCTATCAGTTCCTCCTAAACATTTAGGAATGATGTGATGAGTCTCAACATAACTCTCTAATATATTTTGTTTACGATTTTCTATTAGATTTTGATATATTTTCTGATAATTCATGTATTATTTATTTTTCCTTTCATAATAAACTGCCATAGCTACCCATGTTCCATTTCCTAAAACTAAAAATATTCCACCTGTAAAAGATGCCCATTGATGAAGAGTAGGATAATAATATAGGTTCCATACTCCCCATCCTGTAAAGAATGCTTGTGTGGACCAATTTACTCCTTGTATTGTTTTGTCTTTCAATAGTCGTTTAACATTTGACCACCAAAACAAACCACCAATAAATTCTAAACTTCCGTTTATAAAATCTGGAACTATCATTCAG